AACTACGGTGTAGATTATGGTGCAATTGATATGCCTACGATAGCAGCAGAAAATTCTTATTCAGTAGCAATGATGGAAGCAGTAGATGAATACGAAAATGAAGTAACTGTTGATAGCGTAGAATTTACTAATGATAATGATTTTAACTCGCTTGCTTTTGTTCGCTTGATAGAAAAAGAAGAAGCAGAGGACATTATTGATGAATTGGATGAGGAGGTAGATTATGAGTGGTAACAGATTGCCTGAATTGCCTGACATAAGTTTTGTTGATAGCTTATCTGTTGAAGACTTAAAAACTACAATGGTTAATAATTATCTAGCAAAATATGAAGAAGTCACCGGTAGCAGAACAACACTTGAAGCTGATAATCCTATTAGATTAATGTTATATGCTTGTGCTTTACCAATTTTCCAAGCTTTCCAGCTTGTAGATAGAGCAGGAAAGCAGAACCTACTTAAATATAGTTATGGAAATTTCCTTGACAATATCGGCGCTTTGAAAGGTGTTAAAAGATTGGAAGCTAAGCCGTCAACTGTTGATGTTAGATTTCAACTAAGCCAAGCCAGAAATGAAATTTTAACAATTCCAGCTGATACTAGAGTGTCAACCGGTGATTTTACTTGCTATTGGTCAACAACAGAGGACATAGTTGTACCGGTAGGAACTACAAATGTTAAAGCAAAACTTACTTGCACAGAACCAGGAGAAAAGTCAAATGGCTTTTTAGCAGGTGAGATTAATGTATTAGTTGACCAGCTTCCTTACATAGATTCGGTCGAAAATGTATCTACTTCAGTTGGTGGTGCAGAAATAGAAAGTGATGATAGCTTAGCAGAACGAATTTATTTGGCACCATCTTCTTATTCAGTGGCAGGTCCTGCTGATGCTTATATTTATCACGCAAAAACATTTAACTCTGACATATCAGACATTGAAATACTTACAGATAGCTCTGCTACTGTATATATTACTATTTTAATGACTAATGGCAGAGTGCCAACTTATGATGAAATTAAAGCTTTACAAACATTTTTTGATGAAGGTAATGTAAAGCCTCTTACAGATAGAGTTATCGTTCAAGGTGCTACAACACTTAACTATCAGATTAATTGTAACTATTACATATCATCTGATAACAGAAATCAAGAAAGCATCATTAAAACAAAAGTTGCCAAAGCAGTTGATGACTATGTGCTTGAACAGAGTTCAAAAATCGCAAAAGACATTAATCCATCACTGCTTATTCAAAAAATGATGAATGCCGGTGCTTCTAGGGTGGAAATATTAGATCCATTCAAATTCTTTACTGTTCCTGCTAGCAATGTGGCTAGCCTAGTTAAGAAAACAGTTGTTTACAAAGGAGTTGAGTAAATGCAGTATATTAAGCAATCAGATTTATACAGTATTTTGCCTCAATCTTATCAGAACGTAGAAAGTGAATGTATAAGCTATTCTCTCAGCAAAGTTATTGAACAACTTTACAATAATCTAGATAGAGTTGCTATTACATCTAATATTGACAATCTTGACGAAGAATTACTTGATGTTCTAGCAGCCGAACTTCGTTCTCAATATTACAGTTCAGACTTAACCAGGGAGCAGAAAGTAAGCATTATTAAAGGCACATTATTATGGTATATGCACAATGGCACTACTAAGTCAGTCGAAGATGTGCTATCTGCTATTTATAGTGGTGTTCAGCTGAAGGAATGGTATCAGTATGGTGGAGAACCTTATCACTTCTACATTAGAATTAATAGTGGCGATAACATCAACCTTGAAAGTATAGACAAGATTAAGAATGTTATTAATAACATTAAAAATGCTAGGTCAATTCTTGATAATATTTCACTTTCTAAAAGCAAGAATTTGAAATATTATCAAGCAGTAAAATCAGTATCTACTAGATATAACTGCTGCAGTGCCAGTTATAATATTTATGATGGTAACACATTAGATATAGTCAACAATACAGACTTAGTTGGTGGTAACTTAGCTACCATTAATGAGTTGACTATAGATTTCAATAATTATTATTAAGGAGGACAAAATGGCAAAGTATAAAGCTTCAATTATTACAAGCAAAGGCCAAGAACTAATGACAAAAGCAACCTCAGGCGAAGCAAAAATTGAATTTACAAAAGCAGTTTTTGGTTCAGGTGAATGGTCTGATGAAGACATTTCACCTAACATTATAGAACTAAAAGAGCAGAAACAGTCTGTTAGCATTAGTTCTATGAAGGTTTCATCAGAACAGAAAAATGTAGTTAATCTTTCTGCTGTATTATCCAATGATAATCTTGGAGAAGGGTATTTCATCAATGAAATTGGACTTTACGCTAGAGATAAAAACGCAGAGAATTCAGAAGAAATTCTTTATTTTATTATCGTTGCAGAAAAAGGCTACTCTGATTATTTTCCAGCAAGTAGCTATTCACCAGTTAAGATTTTACAAGACTTCTATATTGAAGTTGCTGATTCATCAGATACTGCTATTGCTATTGATAATAAAGTAGCAGTAACACTGCCTTACTTAGAAGAAAATTACTACGATAAACGATACATAGACAATGCAATCGAAACAAATAAGCAATATGCAGAAGAATATTGTGCACAATATTCTGCACAATACTCTAGATTTGAATGCAATTTAGAGCCTAAGGAAAAAGGAATAAAGTTATTCGCGTCAGACGGTTCATTATCGGAAGAAACTGTTGTTGATGACTATATAAACACAAAAAATACATCCGATAAAATTATATCATTTGTTGATGACACTATTATTTTGAGAACAGTTTACGGTAGCAGTGAGCCGTACCAAATACTTTACTGCTTAAAATCACAAAAACTATATTATAGGGTTGCTAGATATGTTGGTGGACATGGTTCTGGCCACTATAGTTTTGATTATTGGGAGGAAGTAATATATGGCTAAAATTTTTGCAAATCTAATTCTAAAGCATGGAAATAGCGCTGACTTGGATATTAGCAAGTTGCAACCTTGTGAGCCGGTTTTTTTAACTGACACTAATAAACTTGTGATTAAGAAGTTAGACGGCGAAATTGCTACTTTTGACAATTATAAAAACATAGTCAAAACTATTGAAAATAAAGACTATCTAACCGGATATGCTATCTTAGAGGATGGAACATTGCAATTAATGTCAGGTGATAAGGTAATCGGTGACCCTTTATCAATTAAAGCTGGTATTGATGGTTTATCTGTTGAAGTGGAACATGATGAAGATACTAATGTTTACATTATGAAGTTTTATGATAGTTCAGGTAAAGAAATAGCTTCAACTCCTCTTCCAGCAACTGGTGGAGGTGGTGGTACTGTCATGTCAACACTTAAAGTAAGAAATTTAATGAGTAGTAATTCTCTTATTATTCCTTACACAGATGAAGAAGCTGATGTTACTTGTATCTTGAAATATAGCTTTTCATCTACTGATAGTGACGGTACACAAACTGGTAGTGGTACTGCTGTATATGAAGTTGATGGTATTCAGAAACTATCAGAGACAGTGCAACAAGGCAATATTAGTGTCGATATAGGTAAATATCTACGAAAAGGTACTACAAATACTGTTAAAGTAACAGTAACAGATAGTGATGGCAACAAAAAATCTCTATCCTATTCAGTTATGACAACTGTTAATAAACTTGTATCAAATTATCCTACTTTATCTAAAGCAACTAGTACAGTAAATATTACTTATACTCCAGTAGGATATGGTACTAAAACAGTTCATTTTTTAGTTGATGAGGTTGAAGTAGCAACAAAGTCACTAAGTTCATCAATATCAAATAGAGAACAAATTCAATCATTCTCTATGACACATGGAAGCCATATAATCAAAATCTATATGACTACATTAATTGATGGATATGCTGAGGAAGTTGTATCAAATGCACTCCAATTTTCAGTTATGTACTGCGAAAGTGGTAATGATACACCTATCCTATTAGTAGAGCCTATTACAGAAGAAAAGGTTTTACAGTATTCACAGTTGCCAATTAATTTTATGGTGTATGACAATCAA